TAACAACAGATACATCAGTAGTGCCGTTGTTAGCGACGAGCTGGTTGAAGCCAAGAGATTGGCTAGCAACGATAACTCGACGCTGTGCAGCTACTTCGTAGTCTGTTTCTACGTTAACGCCACGGAGACGTGGAATTACGTGGTTACGAAGGTTAACAGCAAGACCGATAGTGTCGCCGTCAGCTTCTGTAGCCAAGTTATCCGAAGTAATTACGGGAGTGCCGTAGATAGCACCAACTTGACCAGTGATCTTAGTAGCAACGTCTGAGCCTACGTCTGTAATGTCAGCAAACGCTGGGTCTGCAATCAGATCATAGTAACGCTTCTGAGATACTACATAAACCATATCTTCAGGCATCATGCCGTACTTACCCATCAACTTACGAGCAGCAAGGAATTCCGCTGCAGTAACAGATGAATCGAGAGTGCCACCAGCATTCAGGTCAAGAGCGTCTACTGAGTTAGAACCAGCAAGAGCGATCAAACCGTTAAATGCATCACCGCCACCAGTTGAGTGGTTAAGCAGAGCATCATCAACTGCACGAGCGTGAGCACGAGCAACTGATTCAATCAGCATAGGCATAAGATTTACAAGAACCTGCTCGTCGATATCATTTTCCATAAAGGTTTGTGATACGAGACGATAAGCATTCAATGTAACTTGTGATGCGCGGTAGTTACCAGCACCACCAGCCTGAGTACGATTCTCAAGGTTAGAATTACTGTTAGCAGTGATGTTGTTTACGCCCCAAGTTGCTAGGTTTGTATCAGTTTGAATTGGCATTACCTGCGATGCAGAGTTAATGGCAACTTCACGGAAAGCCTGAGCAAGACGCAATTCGCTTTGAATTTCCTTCTCGATACGAGAAGAAACTTCAGTAGCAATGTTTGGTGCTGCAGTTGCGTAGTCGATACCAGCCTTCTCAATCAAAGACTTAAAGTAATCAGTACGCTCCATGCCCTTACCAGACATAACACCTACCATGTGAGCAGTCATGAACTCTTGACCCCACTTAGATACAGAATCTGTATCAGAACGGTCAGCAAATACACGCTTAGAATCACGCATCTTAGTGATTTCGTCATTCTTCTCAGCTAGTTCGCCTTGATACTGAGCGAGGACTTCTTCGATCTTCGCGTCTTTTTCGGCCAGCTTTGCTTCGACGTCTTTCAAAAGACGCTCAGCACCTGACTCGATACCAGTACGGATAGCTGACTCTTGGGCTGTCTTTGCTGCTTCAGCGGCAAGTGCCTTTTCAGCTTCTTCTGCAGCTGCCTTCTCAGCGGCTGCTTTTTCTTCGGCCTGCTTCATTGCGATTTTGGCAGCAGTCTCATCTGCTACTTGCTTCGCGAATGCTTCGAGGTCGATTTCGGGAGTTTTTACTTCCGACATATTGATCTCCTTATGAACCATTTCGGTTCCATCCGGTGTGTCACTAGCTTCAAATGAATCTTCACTCTTAGCCAGAGACTGACCGGCTAGATCTACACTATTTTTAAAAGTTTTCTTGAATTCTTCGTACTCGTCCATAGAGTCAAAAGATTTCGCCAGAGAGAAAGTTGCTGCTTGATTACATGGTACCGATACCACTGATACTTCAAACAATTCAGCATCCTTAATCTTTAATCCGTCAGTTTCCTCTAAGTAATCAGCATCCTTGACTCGGAAACCAACAGAAAAAGCTCCAAGAATGCCTTCTTTAACAAGCTGTGCCACATGATCGGGCGCAGATTTAGAAATTTTAGCCTTCATTTCGAGACCGTTTTCAGTGACTTTAAGTCCTGTAGCGCGTCCGATAGGCTTGTTATAATCATGGTTGAAAAGAATAATAGGATTCTTTTCGAAGTTGTTTAGTCCACCTTTAGTCCAAGCTGCTGCTTCGATAGTATCTCCAGCTCTATCAAAATCCGCAGTGCTTGCCATTCCACAAATGTGAACGCCGCCATCGTCTTCGTCGAGAGCTTTAAAAGTGGAGGTAAGATTAAAAATCTTTTCCATTATGACTCCTTTTTAGGTGCTACTTTCGGCTTTGGAGCAGGCTTTGGAGTGGGCTTTGGGGCCACTTTAGGCGCTGGCTTAGGGGCCGGAGCAGGCTTTGCCTCTGCCTTTGGAGCAGGCTTTGGCGGTTCTGGCTTTTTTCTAATCTCAGGAGCAACTAGTTCTAGTGCTCTAAGAAAGATGGGCCATGTTTTAAAACTTCTTTTGATAGAAATAGCACTTAAACCAACTCTACCTACAATTCCTAAATATTCTTTATGTGATATATTTAAAGGAAGATTAAATTCCTTAAAGTGCTGAATACCGATATCTAATACGGTTCGTTTATTCCTGACTGACATTGTTACTACTCTCCTCGGTAGGTCTTCCCCCTTCTTCGGGGTTTGCCGCACTTCCAGCAATATTTGCTGGTATTCGAATCGCGCTACATCCGTCCATTTCATCGAAGTTCATTGCTATACGAGCTTCGTTAGGTGTGATGATACCAGAATTTACAAGAGAGCTATAAAAAGATGCTTGATCTCGAAGTTCTGGTTGTAACGCGGAGATATCGCTAATATCTTCCAAAATACAAAAACCAAAAAAGCGCTCATAAGCAGCAGATAGTTTCTGTACGATAGGCATAATAGTTTCTAAGTAGTACAAACGCATGTTTGGTCGAATGTTTGCGTTATTACCTGAATCCATCAGAATGGGAGGAATTCCCAATGCCTTTAAAACAATTTTCTCATTCTCTGCAAGAGCTTGTTGAAAATCTAGCTCTCGAAAATTGACAGAAGAGATTTCATCAATAGACATCCCACCATCAAGAATCAAGGGTCGCTTTCCTCCGGCGTCTGGCCGATACCGAGTAACCCAAGATTGTATTAATCTTTCCTTTACACGCTCTGATAATGTATCAGGAGTCCTTAAAACTAATCCAGGAACCGCTCCGTTTCTGAAGAAGTTATCCTGGAAATTACGCATACTCTTCATTAACATCATTGTGCGAAGCGCAGGCTTTAGTCTTGATGTGCCTCTATAAATAGAGTGAAAGGAGTTTTCTTTTACGTGAATAATTTCTTGAGGCGAAAATGTTGTATCTTTTGAACCTGCTGTTCCGCCAAAAGTATAGCTTTCTACATAAGTAGTTTTGCTCGCATTAATAGTCATTTTACTAGCGGGCAAGTGATACATATGTACGCCATCGAAATAAATAAAGATGTTTCCATCTATAATATAGTCGCTGAAAAGATTTCGTCTAAAAGAACTAATGTCTTGGAAAGGGTTGGGCTCTTTATTTAATAGAAGGTCTACTCTGCTTCCCTTTAATCCTTTTTGAACACCAGATAACTTAGATTGGCCTTGCGTAATATAATCAACTTCAGAGCAGTCGTCAACAATCATATTAACGCCGCGATTAACAATTTCTATTTCTTCATAACTTTTTTCGTAGTTATAAGTAAATTCTCGAGAAGGTTCAGTAAGATTATTATAGTAAGATTGTGCGGGATTTAATTTTTCCTCCGCATCCTCTACTACCTTTCTGCCTACAAGTCTGTCATACCAAGCCATGTTTATCTCTTTGAATCTCTACCCAGCGCATTTGTTTCTTTGCGGTTACTAGCGAAGGGTTTCTTCCATATATTGAATGGAGTTTTAAGTGATGTGTATGGCAAAGAGTAACTGTCCAGTCATAAAGCTCTTCCCAATGCTCATTAATAAATTCTTCTCGCCACTCTCTAATATCTTCTAAGTGATATTTTTTCTCTTCCGCAAACTTTGAGAGAAGAGGGCTTAAACTGTAAAAATGATGAAAGTCTAGTTCGGTCTCTGCCCCGCAGATAAAGCATTTATCATCTTTCTGGTAACCTGCTTTTGCTTTGTCTCGAACGTATTTAACCGGGTCTCGTTTTAGTTCTTTCATTCTATTTACTACCTATTTCGAAATTATATGATATCTAACCTAAGTTGTCAAACATTATTTTTTACTATGTGGTTTTAAAATCCTGTCGAAGAAGTATTGAAGCTATATAACGCATATCGAAGGGCGTCAGCCATGTGGGAAGCCATATTATGTTTTGGCTTCTCTTTCGCTAAATTAGGGTTTGGATCCCATTGATATTGATCTAGGGCTGATAACGTTTCGACACATTTTTGATCAACTATCAAATTGTTGTTGTCAACGAGAGCGGCAACGTGGCCAATGCCATCCAGTACAGATTTTTTTGCGTTTGAGGTTGGTATATCATAATTTTGTGCGAAGTCGTATCTAGTTTGCTGAGCCGCAGAGTCAATAAATATATAGTCAATATCCCACTTGTCTATTAACTCTCTAATCTTTACGGCGTGTTGCTCGGTGGTCTTTTCTGAATTCATATACTCGTCGAGTACATAATACTTTTGTGTGTCCCAATCATAAGCAAGTACACAGAAGGCTGTCGGGTCTCTATAACCTACGTCAAGACCTGCAAAAACATCCATATTTTTAATTTGAAACTCATCTAAATTTTCTACACAGTTCTCTCGATCAAATGCCCAAATTTGGCCTTCATAAGTATTAAAGTCGGCCTCATATTCTTGACGAAACTCAGCTTCTGACATAGATTTTCGCGCTTCCGAAATATCCAATTCTGACATTCTCGGATTGCTCTTGTACGTAGCCCTTACTGATGCCCACTCTGGAAACTCTTGAGAGAATCCCCTATTCCAAAACTCTGCAAACCAGTTAGACTTTCCGCGTGGAGTAGAAATAAAGATTGCCTTTGAGTTGTCCTTATCCAAAGTAGGACGAAGAGCGACATTGAACGCATCTCTGCCATCTGCTAGAGCGGCCTCATCGAAGATAATTAAATCGTATGAGCGGCCTACACAAGAATCGACTTGATTGACAGAA